GTAAAGAGAAGTGCAAGGTCTATTCGCATCTTCTCTCCTTCTGAAAACGATGCATAAGAAAACTCATCGCGGTGGCGAGACTTGATTGTTTCCTCAAAGTTTTCATCTAAAGTGAAGTTTACATAAAACTCCATAGAAGTAAGATACTTATTAATCAACTTGTTCATAATTGGTAGATATTGTTTAATGATCTTAGTTTTAATACCTGTATCCTGTAACATATTTCTTGCTGCTTCAGCATACAGTTTATCTTCTCTTAATTTAGATTTTTGCTTATTACAAAGTTCTGCTTCTTCTTTGAGGTCTTTTAGTCTACCAACATCAGATGAAGTACTACCATCAATATTAAATTGTGATATCTCAGTTTCTAGCTGTACATTAAACTTTTTCAATTCTAATATTGAAGAATCTATTTTTGCCATAGATACCTGATTATTACGAATAGTATCTGTAATTTCTTTTATCTCTTCTTTTCTTAAAGATACTTTATCTAACTCAAGTTTTAGTTCTTTCATACCAGCTTGGATTTTATTAGCTTCTGTCTTTTTCTGTGAGGTCATATCAGATTTAAATACTTCATCAATGTGTTGTTGACAAGTAGGGCAATCTTCATTTTTCTCAAAAAAACCAATCATTGAAGTATGAGTTTTATGTTTTTCAACAAGTGTAGATTGTATATCTTTTAGTTTAGTATTTTTTGTATCTACAGCAACCTTATCGTCAATAGAAGAAAGAGCATCTGCAGTATCAAGTTCTAACTTGTTTCGTTCACCAGTTCTCTTAGAAATTTCTTTTTCATTTTTTTCTATAAGACTTTGTTTTTGTTGGATAATTTTTTCTTTATTATCTTTCATATCCGCTATGTGATTTTCTTGAAAACTAATCTTTTCAGATGCTAGTTGATACTGATAATCATTTTCGCGAATATCATCTAATATAATTTTTAATCGTTGTTTAAGAATTAAGTTCATAGTAGAGAATATTTGAATATCTAAAATCTCTTCTACAACTTCTCTGCGGTGTCTAGCCTTGAGCTGCATGAAAGGCACAAATGTTGAACTACCAAGAATAACTACCTGTGTAAATGAACGATAGTTTAGTTTAAGAATTTGCTGTTCTAAAATCTTCTGATAATCACGAGCATTTGCTTCTTGATTCATAAGAATACTATTCTGATATATTTCAAATTTATTTGGTTTTATTGAACGCACAATCTTGTATTCTACAGTACCAATTTGAAACTCAACTTCAACAACTGTAGAAGAGTTGTTTATTGAATTTACCATTTGCATCTTACTGATATTTCGAAATGGTTTCCCAAATAGGCTGAAGCATAAAGCATCAAGTATAGTTGACTTACCTGCTCCATTTTCACCTATGATCAGTGTAGTTGGTTCTTTGTCTAGTTGTATTTCGGTAAACTGATTACCTGTGGAAAGAAAGTTTTTCCACCTCACACATTTAAAATTAATCATATTTCTAAGTCTTGTGCCTCTGTATAAAGTTGTCTCTGTAGACTAGTTAATCTACCCTTATCTAAAGAGGTATCAAGTTCCTCAATATATTTACTAAGAAGTGTCATTGTATCTTCTGTATTTTCAACAATATCATCTGATACTGTGTTTGCATCTAAATCAGAAAAATCTTCTATAATTTTTACTTCGTGACAATCTGTCTTTAACACTCTATCAATAAATTGATCGAATTGATACAAATCTTTTTTGTTTACCACAATAACCTTTACATAATGATCAGCTAATGTGCTTACGTCAAACTTAGTATAGTCATTTTGTGTATCATCATAGTAGACCTTTTTGTGAATAGTGTAAGGATTCTCTATTCTTTCCAATTCTCTGGTTTCTGTGTCGAATACATGAAATCCTTTTCGATCATTACAATCATTCCAATAAAGCTCATACGGAGCTCCCAAATAATATATTTGACCGTCATCGGACTTAGTGTGGAAATGACCAGAAAAAACAGAATCAAACTTTCGAAAAATGCTCTTACTAATTCCATGCTCATTTTTTATTCCTTTCATCATTTGAAATCCAGCAATCTCTAAATGCCCCATGCAAATATCTGCTGTTGTTTGATCAATCATACCCTCAGAGTAAATTGTGTTTTGACTATTAATCCATGGCAAGAATAGAATTTTGGTGTCATCAAAATTAACCTCTGCAGCTTCTGGGTATATTTTAATATTATTGTGGCGGCCGCCAAGCAACTCTTCTACACAATTTACATCATTAGTGTTCTTATAGAAAGTATCGTGGTTTCCAATCATAATATGCAAATCTACTTCTAAAGTTTTAAATGGTAAAATAAACCGTTCGCGAAAATCTTTAGCAGTTTTGTATGAAACAAACTTACGTCTGTCCATCAAGTCTCCTAGATGAATACAAGTTTTTATGTTATGTTGTTGCAGATATGGAAAGAATACCCCCTCATAAAATTTATAGAAGTATTCATTAAAATTTGAGTTGTCATTGCGCGCACCAAAATGTGTATCATTAATTATAGCAATCTTCAATCATCTAGCCCCATAAAATTTTCTAGTCCACCAATCTTATCTTTATTCTCTTTTTTCTTAGGTTTATATACTGCCTCATCAGGAACCATTATATTTATATCAAATCCACTAACCTGATACGCTCTGGTATCGTGTGGGTTTGTAACAAAAGGAATGTATTCTTGTTTTGAAATTAACTGATGTTTTACATGAGCTTGTTTTTTCTCTTTTTGAATCCTACGAAGAAACGCATAGTAAATTATTTGAGTAAAATATGCAAAGGGATTATTTGATTTTTCTGGATCAAAGTTATGAAGATATTGTAAACAATTTTCTATACCATCAGAAATCATTTCTTGTTTGTATGTATAGTTGATAAAGTTTGGTCTGTAGGATAAACCGTTTGCAATCTTTAAAAAACACTCGCCAATGTAGTTAGTAATTCTAGGACGCTCTTCGTCTGCTTCTTCAGCTTCGACACATTCCTCTTTCCAATCTTTCATTGCCTGCAGAAACTTTTTGTTATCCACATAATGAATACTTACTTTCTTAACTTTAGCCATAACAATTCCTTTACTTATTTCTATCATACTACACTAATATGATAAGAATGTCAAGGGGCAATCTAAGCAAATTAAATTAATTTTGCCCTTGACAACATTATACAGTTTGTGTATAATAGCTCTTGTAAGCTCTTCAAATTAATGATAAACTTTATTATCTATATTCCAATGGGCTAGATAATCTTCATCATCAAATTCATCTAGATACTCTTCTTCTTCTATACGATCTAGTTCTTCATCTGTTGCATCCATTGGAACTTTTAGTTCTGCCTCATCCATGCTTTTTAATACATGCTCATAATAACGGCCCAATCCTTCAGATGCTGGAGTCATTATAACTACAGAGTTTTTTTCTATATTATAGAATGGTTGATCAGAATATACTTGCACCCACCTAGATAGACCTAGAGATTCAATTACGCCTCTTTCAGTTATTTTACTTTGAGTGCACATCTTTAAAGGTGAAGTTATTTTAAACTTACTAGACTCAACAGCTTCAACAGTACATATAATGTCCTCGCCATTTGATAACTTGATAACTTGATAATTCATTTTTGACTTCTCTTTAAAAGTTTAGATTGTTTATTATACATATATACTATTTATTAAAGTTTATATCCTGCATTTAAACTTATAACTGTCCTATCTTTAGTTTGATTTTGCACATCATCTGAACCATGAAGCAGCCAACTTGGGAAGATAAACATCTCTCCATTCTTAGGTTTAAATTGTTGCTGGTGTATATTAAACCCAGGCTGTGTTTTTCCATGCATAGAAAATGAATAATGAGCTACTGAATTTGGATTGTAAAAAAACAAAGGACTGCTTTTTTCATCAACATTAATATATAACGCTGCAGAAAGTAAGCTTTGTGTGTGCATATGTAGTTTTAAAATACTATCAATATCTTGAATATTAAACCAAGATGATAAAATAGATACTGTATGAATTTTTATTTTATCTGTATATACATTTAATTTTTCTTGTATTTTTTCTTCTATACCTAAAATCTGAATTATATTTTCAACTTCATTTGGATTATGAGAAGATTTTCCTTTTATAATTACATTATGATCAAAAGTTGCTTTACCCTTTAAAATTTCAAATACATCATTTATTTCTGAAGCATTTAACACATCAGTACATTTTAATACAGGAGTAGGAAATAAGTCTATACTCACATCATTCATAATTTTACCCTATCAATTTTATAATCAAACTGCTCTTCTTTATATATATTTATTCGTTCAAAAAAGTGTCTTAATGTAAAGTTTCTTTTAGTTTTGTGTGTAAGATCATCAGCTATGTCAAATAGTTTTACTGAGTCTTTATCTTTACTTTGTCGCAACCCTCGACCTATACTTTGTAATACTCTTATTCTACTTTTAGATGGACTTGCAAAAACTATATTATGTATATTACGAATATTTATTCCTGTAGAGAATGTACCGTATGATGCAATGATTATAGCATCCTTTTCATTTTCAGTTATTGCTCGAATGTCTTCTCTAGTTTGAGTATCAGTACCACCATACACAAAGAATACTTTTCTGTCAAACTTCTTAATTTCATTATACAGTAAAACACCATGCTTGTCAACTAGCTGAAATAGACACAGAGTGTTTCCGTTTAAATTTTTACA